GGTGCCTTCTGAGCCTCACGGCCTTGTCGTACTTGAGCTTGCAGTGCGGGCAGAAAATGGTGCCGTTCATGCCGCGTTCCTCCTCTTTTCCAGCTTATCCTGATACAGAGCATACCTGTCGTGAAGTTCTGCGCTTACCCATCCCTCGCAGTCGGTGATCTTCTTCGGGTCGATGGCAACCTCAGCATCGGCAAGCATGATGCCGAACCGTTCCTTGATGTCCTTCACCATGTCCGAAGAGATATTGCACAGCTGGTCGCTCTCGAAGTAGCGGGCGCAGGTGGCGCACACGCGGGGCTCATCTTCCGGTTCATATTCGTAAGGGTTACGCATGGCTGTATCCTCTCGGTTGAAGTTCGTTCCGGCGTCCCAATCCCGATGAAAAAGCCCCGATTTCTCGGGGCTTCTACGGGACTAGGATGATTTAATCGTCGCCCGAGCCGTAGCCGGAGCCGTCGCCGTAGCCGGAGCCGTAGCCGGAGCCGGAGCCGTCGCCGTAGCCGGAGCCGTAGCCGGAGCCGGAGCCGTCGCCGTAGCCGGAGCCGTTTACTCCTGCCATACTTCCACCTCATCGAGAGAGAGCTTTGCCTTTTCAGTGAGCGGAAGCACTTCGATCACTTGGGTCAGGTGAACGGCATCGACCGGAGCGGGAAACTTGCAGTCATCCGGGTTACTCGTGCCGTCCTTGGAAAGCTGAGAAAGGCTTGCCGCTCCAGCCCAGTACCAGACGCGGCGGGCATTCGTGACGACGGCTTCCTGACCGTCCATGTTTTCGAGTTTTCCATAGAAAACCCCGGCGCTGTAGGTTCTGACGATGACGTTCTGTCCGATGAATGGGGAGAGCGTAGGCATAGTGTCCTCTTTGGTTGGTGTTGATGAATGTTCCCAATCCCGTTTCCTGCCCCGGATTCCGGGGCAAGTGCGGGGCTAGGCTGGATTTCACGGCTCCAATCCTTCTTGTCTTCGCCGTGTGTGCTCCGCCCATGCTTTCGCTACCAGAGGCCAACGCCATGCCGCATGATGCGGGTACAACGTCGCGCTTGGGGGCATCGTCGCGCTGATTGTCAAAGAACCGTGCTGAGCTACGGGGCTACCAAGCCCTGCACAGTGTCGCCGGGAAATCGATTCCGGGGCGCACGCCGAAGTATTCCGGCGTCCATTCGGCATCGTCATCATCCCAAGGTTCAGCCTGAGCCTCTTCTTCGCCGGTAAAGTCGCTGATGTACTGCCGGGCATCTTCGAGGCAGTCGAGATGTTCGATTTCGATTGCTCCGGTTGGTGTCGCGGTCAGAACCGTGCAGGGCGTAGAAAAAGCGGTCATGGCTGTTCTCCTTTGGTCTTTCGGGCTTGAATCCCAATCCCGGTTGCTACCCCGAAGAATCGGGGCAGGGGCCGGGGCTAGGCGAGGCATCGATTTAATATGGGCAATACCGATCATCCCAAGTTACTTCACGAATGAAGCGAACGGCCTCATTATACGATGTGAATGATTCCCATTGTCCCTGAACCGTCGCGTTCCACACGAGATATATGGTCGATTCCGTTCCGTCCGGGTGCTGCTCAACGATGTCTTCAATCCAGATTGTATCGGTCATGGCGGTCATGGCTGTTCTCCTTTGGTCAGGCTAGGCGGCGAGAAAGAAACGGCTGGGCAGGTCGACAAGCTCAAGGTCTTCACAGTCGATCCAGCGGTCGAAGGCTTCGGCATCCCTCTTCTCCAGTTCGTCCATGATCCAGCCGCGAACCATCATTTCTTCCAGCAGATTTTCCCTGCTCGTGCAGTTGGTGGCCTCGAACATCTCGCAAAGTTGAGCCGTCGAGCGGTTGGCGATAATGGCGCGGGCGATATTTTCCTTTTCCTGAGCGTTCATTCTGCTTTCTCCTTTTGGCGGGGTTCGTTCCCCGTCTCGTTGAAAACAGAATAGGTAAATTTTACCTTTACGTCAAGTGAAAAAGCAAAATTTTCTCCTAAAATTTGGCAACAAAAAAGCCGCCAATTACGGCGGCTCAAATGAGTTATGTTTTGTCAGTCTGTTACATCATTTTTGTGTTGCCAAAAGAGCTTTGATTTTCTCTTGTTCCTCTTTTTGTGCTCGATCTGCCTCAGCCAAGGCTTGTTTGATTACATCTCCCCAAGGCAAGCCCAAGGCGGCGCAAAGGTTCATCACGTCTGTCATCCTCAATTGTTGTGGCTTTCTGTTTTCTCCAGATCCTTGCCCCTTCCTGATTGATTGAACCTTTCTCCGAGAATCAGCAACGTGAGGGAATGCAAGCGAGCCAAGGGCTTGTTCGGTCATGCCTATGACTGTGCGGCGTTCCTCAAGTGCTCTTCGGATGGATTCTTCAAACGCGACCATCCCGGTTTCGTTTAGCACCTGCATTTCTCCTTTTCCCTCAGTCATAGCAAAAACTCTCCTTTTACTCTTGGCGTATTTTTTTGCATTGACAAAGAGGTAAACTTTACCTAAAAAGAAGTCAACAGGGCACGCCCAACCGCCCCGCGAAGAAGCGAACAGGAGGGAGTAGGCCACCGCTCAAGGGGCATTGTCTGATGGACGGCTAGAAACGGTGGCGTCAGGCTCTACACGGGAACCACGGCCCCATGCCCGAAGCGCAGCAGCGAGACGAGAGAAGACGCGGGGAAGACGGCGCATCAGCCGGAAAGCTCTCGACCTGTAGCATGATGCAGTGACTACAGGGGCCATGAAGCGACGGCGGCTCCATACCGGAACCACTTAGCGGGAAGGTCTTAGCGCCCCTCAATGGGAAAGGGGCAGCTTTGGCCTTTCGCTCAGGCTCACCACCCGGAACTCATGGGAAGCCCGAATGCCTTTCTGCCTTTCCTCTTCGGCATATGCCTTTCCCCTCTTCGCCTACCGAGAGCCAGGGTCAGGGCGGGAACCGCCCTCTTGCCGGAATGGGGGGACGGGAAAGATGAAAAAGGGGCACGGAATCTCAAAAGCCGTTTTCAATTCTTTTTGAGATGCTGCGAAGTGTGAAAAAACGCTAAAACAGGACATTTTACTCTGTGCGTAGCCTGTCCACGAAGTTTATGGGCAATTTATAAGCGATTTATGGGATTTTATGAGTTTTAAAAATATCAACTTTTTCAATATGATACACTGTTTTATCTTCTAAGTAAGCTCATTTTAATAATCGTTCTTTGACAATCAGCCCCCATAACCCGCCCAGTCCGGTGGTAGTGTCATCGGTGGTATGGCGGATAGGGAAAACTTCATGGGCGGGTGGTTCGATGCCGGATACAGTACACCGGGAATCACCACGCCCTAGACCAGCGACTAGTGAAAACAACCTTATCCACGCTCTAGCATGGTTCGGGAGTACGATTTCTCGCGCTCCCTTTCATGCTGGCGGTCGAACTGTCGAAAGGTCAACTGACCGCCCGGATATAAAAATTCGTATTTCATCACGTTTCACGGCCCGATCTTTGTGTCGTAACCGTGGGCCCTGTTGGTCGGCTCGGCCCCCGTCGCTTCGGTGCGCTTTGCGCTTCGGCCTTCTTTTCAGCCGTTTTTCCGTCCCGCCGTCCCTGCGCGGCCTGTCTTCACCTCGCCAGCCTGTTGCCCTTCTTTTTCGCGTCCTACTGGGGAGCCTTAGCACTGGGGGTCGGCATCGTTCGGTTGCTCCATACTGAGCGGCTGGCTTCCTCCGCCCGGGGTTTCGGCTACTTTCCGGCTAGGTGCCTGGCGTGTTCGCCTTCCCCGTTCGTCGTGAAGTTACAATACCAACTGGTAAAAAATAGGTCAAGAATAAAATTCCCAATAGGTAAAGTATGAGGTTTGACATCCTCCCCCTGAAGGGAGAGGTTTTACGGCGCGTTGGATAAATATTCAACCCTTGAATATACAATAGGAATTACAGCGGCACCATTTAATGTTGACTATAATTTTACCTATTGGTATTTAGTTCCCATGAAGAACGAACTTTCCCACCCTAGTTTTTACGGCTTCACAATTACTGACGCGGCCGCACGCTCAGGGCTTCCTTATGTGACGGTGTGGAGGCATTTCAAAAAACATCGCGCTATAAGCCCTGAAACTGCCATTCGTTATAATCGTTTTTTGGGTATCCCCCTTTCATCTCTCAGGCCTGATCTGTGGCCTCCAACCCTCCCCAGCACTCCCACCGAACCCGAAGAGGTAGACCGTGCTGGATGAATGGGGGCTTGCTCGCTTCATCGGGTATCTCGGCGGGGCTGTTGCCTTTTGTTTTTTCACGCACCGCCGAGAGTCCCTCAATGCACCGCTGGGCCACGGCTTCCGGCGTCGGGTAGTCCTCGGCACGGTGCAAGGGATGCTTTCCGGCGTGAAGATCATACATCCGGCAAATGCTCGTGAGATCCGTTCGGCGCTCGGTGACGTGATCACGGCCTGCCGCCGGGTGCAAACACAGCTTCAACCTGTAGCCGCTTCCCGCGATCATACAGAGTGCCTTGCCTGTGTGAGGCCTGAAGCAAGAAAACCGTGGTGGAAAAAGATCAGGGGGGAAAGATAATGCCGATCTTGATCTGCCAACAGTGTGGTCGGATGTTCGAGGTGAAACGGTATTTTGCCGAAACCGCAAAATATTGCTCGAAAGAGTGCAAAGACAAGGCTGCACAGACGCGCGCCCCGCAAAAATGCAAGTCTGCGGGAAACTCTTTCCCGCAAAAGGACATGCCGTTTTTTGTGACAAGGCTTGTAGTTATGCTTTTAGAGCCGGGGTAAGCCGTGAAGAATGGATTGCTGAACACCCGCAGAGTGACCAGTCAACGCTTTTCAAGCGTAAGTGCCATGACTGCGGGAAGCCCACGAACAATTACAGATGCCCGGCGTGTTGGGAAAAGCTCCGCAGCAGTTCAGAGATAGACGGCATCCCGGAATACGAAGTCATGGGGCAGGCATGGGTATAGATCCGTGCCGCTTTGGTCGGCTTTACCGCGACGGGCGCCGCGTCCTGTGCTTTGCGGACTGGTCGAAAGAGTACGGGGTGCCGACGTGGACGTCACGGAACGGGTTCGTCAAAGACGTGAACTTCTGCCGCCTGTACTGCGAGAAGCGCCCGAATATTGTTGAAGTGGAACTTGAAGGTTGCAAGGCATAGGCGAAAGAAAAGCCCGATGCGGGAACACCGGGCCAAACCAAAAATAACCAAAACGTGAAAGCAGGATACATATGGAACACGGATATGTCAAGCTTTGGCGGAAATGTTTAGACAGCGGATTGCTTCAAAATGGCCCCGCATGGCAGCTTTTTGGGTACTTGCTGCTCAAGACTACGCACAGGCCGCATCGCCAGATTATCGGTGGCATGGTTTTTGAGCTTGAGCCGGGGGAAGTCATCTTTGGGCGAGCTAAAGCAGCCTCTGATCTGAGGCTGAGCGAAAAGCAGGTAAGAACAGCTTTTGAGCTGCTTAAAAAACTCGAAATTGTGGCCAGCCGATCGACCAACCGCTGTACGGTGGTTTCTTTTGTGAATTGGCATAGATACCAAGATGAAAGGCCAGCCGAGGGCCAACCGGAGGGCCAGCCGCAGGGCCAACAAACGGCCAGCAACGGGCCAGCAGAGGGCCAGCAGAGGGCCACAAACAAGAATGTAAGAACAAAGAAAGAAGAATATATAAATACACTCCCCCTTACCCCCTCAAGCGAGGGGGAAGCTGATTTGTGCGATGAGCATACTCCTCCCACGGAGTCCCAGAGTTCGTCACGGGGGGCACGCAATGACGGCACAAAACCACGAGCTGCGGGAACGAATCCCAGAACCAACGGCACAAGCCCTCGGAGCACTGGGGACAACCCCCGCACAAGGGAGCCTGCCGGTTCCCGTGCCGGGGGGAATTCCGCCGCAGACCTGAAAGCCTTTGCCGACGAGTACACGCAATGCCCGGAACTCAGGCAGGCATTGGAGGATTTTCGCGTCATGCGGGAACGTTTGCGAAAGCCCCTGACGGCAAGGGCATTCCAGCTCACCTGCACGGAGCTGGATAAACTGGCCGGAAATGACGACGTGCTGAAAACAAAGATTCTTGACCAGAGCATCCAGCGGGGGTGGCAGGGGATTTTCCCGCTCCGTGAAGACTCGAAACCCAAAGTAGACCAGTGGGCAGGCGCAATATGAGCAGCATGAAGCAATACGACATCCGGCAAATTTCTGAAATGCTGGCGGCGAGGGCTGAGTCCGTTTGCGAGTGGCTGTTGCCCGGTGGAAAGCGTGAAGGCCGGGAATGGCGGGCCGGAAGTATAACCGGGGAGACGGGGAAGTCGCTTGGAGTCAATCTTTCCGGGAAACCGGGAGTGTGGCGGGATTTTGCGGACGATGCCAAAGGCGGCGATCTTATCGACCTCATTCAAGCCGTGCATGGGATCACGAAGGCGGATGCCGTCAGGGAGGCGAAAGAATTCCTTGGCATAGCCTCAGAACGCCCACAATTCGCTCCTGAGCGCAAAAAGTACGTTAAGCCGACTCGTCCATCGGGATTGACGAAACCGAGCCCTGAAATGCTTCTCTGGTTCGAAAAACGGGGCATCAGCAGAGAGGTCGTTGAAGCGTTCAAAATTGGGCAGCTAAACCATGCCCAGAAAGGGCCTGTCATCGTGTTTCCGTATCTGCGCGGCGGGGAACTTGTTTTTATCAAGTATCGCCCGCTGCATGACAAAAAAGACATGTGGACGAGCAAGGATTCTGAACCCTGTCTGTTCGGCTGGGATTTGATGCCGGAGAATGCGAGGACGCTGGTTATTTGCGAAGGGGAACCGGATGCAATGGCTTTTCGGCAAGCTGGAATCTGCGCCGTATCCGTGCCGCGCGGGGGTGGTGAGGGGGATAAGCAGGACGGGTGGATCGATGCGGAGTGGGAGCGCCTCCAGCTTTTTGACACGATTTACCTTGCGCTTGATCAGGACGAACAGGGCTGTAAAGCAATGGAGCATATTTCCCGCCGTTTAGGGCAGCATCGTTGTTTCATCGTCAGTTTTGGCGGGCACAAGGATGCAAATGAAGCTTTGGTTTCCGGGGTTGACCTGAAATCCGTTTTTGAATCTGCAAAGACTATCGATCCTGTGGAACTGCATTCCGCTTCTGACTATCTCGATGAAGTATTTGCATATTTTAGTGACGCTCAAGAAGCCGGGGGGATCAAGCTGCCGTGGGCGAAGACGCAGACCACTGTCGGTTTGCGCAACGGAGAAACGACAATCTGGGCTGGCATAAATGGACATGGCAAAAGCCAGATTATCGGGCATGTTGTCGTTGATTCACTGGCAAAGGGAGAACGCTGGTGCGTCGCCTCCATGGAGTTCAAGCCATACAAATTCCTTGCCAGAATGGCACGACAGGCCTGTGCCACGAACAGACCTGAGCCGGGCGACAAACAGGCTCTTGACGCTTTCTGGAATGGTTCCCTCTGGGTGTTTGATGTGCAGGGTACAGCAAAGGCTGACAGGATTCTTGAAGTGTTTGAGTATGCGTATCGCCGTTATGGTGTCAGGCATTTTCTTATCGACAGTCTGGCCAAATGCGGATTCGGCGAAGATGCATACAACGAACAGAAAGCCTTTGTTGATCGACTTTCAGACTTTGCCAGAAATAATGACATTCAGGTGCATCTTGTCTGTCACTCCCGCAAACGAAATGACGAATCGGACCTTCCTGACAAGTTTGACATCAAGGGAACAGGCGCAATCACGGATATGGTTGATAATGTTTTCATTGTGTGGAGGAACAAGCCAAAAGAGCAGAAAGTACAGGAAGCGACAAGCGATTGGGGAAAGCAGCAAGCTCAGAATGAAGGGCCTGACGCCATCCTGTATTGCTGCAAGCAGCGCAACGGAGAATGGGAGGGGAAAATCAAGCTCTGGTTTGACCCAGCTTCTTTGCAATACCTGGAATCCGCAACTTCTTCTCCTGTGAGGTACTGCTGATGCTTATTCGTCTTCGGTGGATACTGAAAGATTGTATTGTAACAGCGGCATGTCATGGGGTCATTGGTCCGAAGACAGCTCACTGTTTTATATGGTCTGGGTTTGATTCATGTCTGATTGCCCACGATACTGTGAAATTTTTGGTCCCGGTGCGTGTGTTGGGGTATTTGATGAAAAGGAGTGTGTGATGAATGCACCACAAACTGCAATGGAAACCTTGCGTCTTGAACTTCCCATTCCGCCGCTCGTCAACCACTACTGGCGGCACATTACAATCAAAGGGACCCCTAGAACGCTCATATCAGCCCGTGGGCGCGATTTTAGGGAAAATGTGGTGCGGATTGTGGGCCGAGAGAAAAAGGCCCTTAAAATCGATTCCCGCGTCAAGATCAATGTGCGGGTTTACCCGCCGGATAGACGCAAGCGTGACATAGACGGGTATCTGAAAGCCCTTCTTGATTCCCTTACTCACGCCGGGGTGTGGCTGGACGACGAGCAAGTGGACTCGATTTACATCACACGCGGCGAGGTAGTGAAAGGCGGAAAGGCCGTTGTCGAAATCTTGCCGATGGGAGAGTGAGCATGGCTGATAAAGAACGCAGGCTGTTGTGCGGCTGGAAGGCCATTACGGCCTATACTGGAGTTAGCCGTCTGCTCATGATCCGCTACGCCTATCCCGTTCATGACTGCGATAGAGCCACGCATCGCGGGTACGGCGTCTGCGTCTATACCGACGAGCTTGACGCCCACAAGGAGGCTGTCAGTGCATAACATCGACATCACAATACTTGGTGAACAGGCTCTTGCGGCACTCATGCAGCGGCTGTCGGAAGCACGCGGGAAGCACCCTGTTTTCGCGGAGGGCAAATACCACGCGCTCGGCGTTATCGGGGAGGAGTACCGTGAGCTTGTACACGCCGTTGAGCACGAAACCCCGGAGCGTATCTGCGACGAAGCCCTCGATGTAGCTGTGACCGCACTGCGGCTATGGCTTGGGGAACACAAGGTTGGTGCTCATGAGTGACGTGTGGGTGAGCCAGTTCGAACTGTCAGAGGCCATCGGTGACGTGGGGGCGGTCATCCTCTGCGCACAGTGCGGTGGCCGTTCATACTTTATCCCCCGGAAGCCCACAGGTTTTCTTCTGGAGTTGCTTGGTCGGCAGCGTATGGCGGCCCTCTGTACAGAATTTGGGGGGATGCAGATCGTCGTGCCCAACCTGCGCCGTGGTGAACCGTTCAAAGGACGTATCCTGTCCCGTCTTGAAGCAGGGGAGAAGCCGGACGCCATCGCCGAAGCCCTTGGCGTAACCACCCGGTACGTCCGTCGGCTCAAAAAGCAGCTTTGCGGGAACTCGGAACCACAGCAGCAATATCGGTTGCTGTAAGTCCGAACCTTGTTCACGGTGCCGCCTCCTCCCCCTGCCGTGGCAGAAGTGGACGCAGGAGGATTTTATGCACATCATCAGATACCGCAAGGTTCCCGGAAAGATCGTCGCAAGTGCGGCGCTCGTCGCGCTTCTCGGCGTCGGGGCGGCCACCCTGTCCGTGGATATGATCGCGGATTTTGAAGGCTATGTGCCCGAAGCCTATCAGGACCCGGTCGGTATCTGGACCAAATGTTTCGGCGACACCGAGGACGTGGTGCCGGGTGCCCGGTACACGTTTGATCAGTGCGTGGACTCCCTGAATGCCGCCGTCTATGCCCACGCCGGGCCTGTCCTGAGCTGCGTGCCGGGGCTGGCCGAGCAGCCGTACAAGGTCAGGGCGGCTTTCGTCTCGATGGCCTACAACATCGGGCCGCATGGCTTTTGCACGTCATCCGTGGCCCGGTACGCCAATGCTGGAGAGTGGGAACGCGCCTGCACGCGTATGGCCGAGATATACAAGACGGCCAAGGGGAAGGAGCTTCCCGGACTTGTGCGGCGTCGGCAGGCGGAATCCGCGCTTTGCCTCCAAGGGCTGCGAGAGGGCCGATGATGTTCTCTTTTTTCTCTAAGCTCCTCCCTTTCCTTAAGCCCCTGACCGAGCGTTTGTTTACTGATAGCGCGCGGCGTGCCGAGCTTGAGGCTGAAAAAGAGCTGGTCGAGGCCCGGGCTTTTGCCAAGGGCAGGATCAGCCCGAAGTATCTGCTCAAATACGTGCTTGTCGCAGCCTTCGCCCTCTTTGCCGCCATAACCTTGCTCCATTTTTTATTTCCGCAGCACTTCGCCGTGTCACCGCTTGCGGAGTTGAAGGACCTCATTGACGTGGCTGCGGAGATTTTTGGTATGGGGGCAGGGCTATGAGCGGCGAGGAGAACATCCAGCTTGTGCGCGAGATCGGTGCGGTCAAGGCGGAACTGGCCGGGCTGACCGCCGAGGTAGCGGGTATCAACCAGCGGCTCGACGACATCGTGATCACGCAACTGAAGGATCACGGCAAACGGCTGGCCGCGCAGGACGCCCGCATCGCCGCCCTTGAAGCCGCCGAGAACAGGCGGGCGGGTGGTTTGGCCGTCCTTGCGGGTGTGGCCGCAGCCGCGGGCAGCGCTGGGGCTTTGCTCATGAAGCTGCTGGGCCCCCTGTGATCTGAGTTTTTCGGAGCTATAAAAAATGGATTTGAAAGTCGAACAGTGGCCTATTGATCGCTTGATCCCCTATGCGAGAAACCCGCGCAAAAATGATGCGCAGGTTGACCGTATGTGCGCCGCAATTCTGGAATTCGGATTCCGTATCCCTATTGTTGCGCGTTCTGACGGTAGTATCGTTGACGGACACCTGCGTCTGAAAGCCGCCCGGAAGCTGGGCTTGAAAGATGTTCCCGTAGCTCTTGCCGACGAGCTGAGTGATGTGCAGGTCAAGGCTTTCCGACTGCTTGCAAACCAATCGGCAAATTGGGCTGAATGGGATAACGAACTTTTGGCCCTTGAGCTTGAAGAACTCAAAGCATCTGATTCGGGCATTATCTCGATGATGGAGTCGGATAGCTATGTCACTGGTCCCGTAAATATCGGCAACCCTGAAGAAATCACGATCTTGGAGCTTGCCAAGACGATAATCGAAAAAGTGCGGTCCTCGTCAAAAATTGTATTCCGGCCTATCCCTGACGATGACCCCACGCGGCGCGTCCCCGACATCGGCAAGGCGTCCGCGTTTCTGGGGTTTAAGCCGACAACGAGCTTGGATGAGGGGCTTGAACTGACGATTCCATACTACATCAACCTGCGCAGAGGCGTTCAATGAGTGGCGGCAGGCCTGCGATAAAACGATGCAAAGAAAAGGCCTCGCTTGTAGAGGTGATGGCTCAATACGGCGTACCGCAGGATGAAATTGCCGCAAAGATCGGCATGTCTGCTGATACGATGGTGAAGCTCTACAAAAAAGAGCTACTTTCCGGGAGGACAAACGCTAATTTCAAAGTGGGAAAGCGACTGTTTGATAAAGCCATGTCGGGGGATACAACGGCCCTCATTTTCTGGGCAAAGACCCGGATGGGGTGGAGAGAGACGCAAAAAGTCGATCTTTCCAGTTCCGATGGAACGATGTCGCCTGTACCAGCACTTGAACTTTCCCATCTTTCTCCCGATGATCTGCTCAAGCTGACGCGGGAAGCCTTCAAAGAGACGGAGAGGAATGGCGGGTGAGACGCTTGCTGAAATCCGCCGTGCGCTGGCCAGGAGCTGCATGGCGGCCTTCGTGCGCCACACCATGCCCGCCTACCGCATGGGCTGGGTGCATGAGGAGGTTTGTGCCGAACTGGACGCCTTTCTTGCCGATGTCGTAGCCGGGCGTTCCCCGCGTCTCATGCTGACCATGCCCCCGCGTCACGGGAAACTGTGCGCTGATGATACTCCTGTTTTGACGGTTGATGGGTGGAAAACTCATGGTGCGCTTAAGGTTGGTGATTATGTATTTCACCCAAGTGGCAAACCTGTGAGGGTTGTTGCTGTGGGCGAGAAAAATTTTGCCACTCATTCTGTTGTTTTTACCAATGGCGACATAATAGATGTGCACCTTGATCATGAGTGGCGGGTGTATGACAGGACTAAACCCGGATATAGAACAGTTGAGACACGATACTTTGTGGAGCCAAGCAAAAAAACTAAGGCGCTTAGGAAGCTGGATAGCGGTATCCCAGACACCAGAGGGCACAGGTATTTGTATCAGGTGGACACAGCTGATGCTCCCCAATGGCCTGCCGTAGAACACGTTATCCCGCCATACGTTTTGGGCGTGTGGTTAGGTGATGGAACGTCAATCGCGCCCAGAATAAACATGGCTCCTGATGACGCTTGTGTCGTCAAAATGGAGTTTGAACGACTAGGTGTGCCAATAACTGGAACATGGGTGCATAGAGATACTGGAGTTGAAACTTTTTCATTTGCCAGCGGCGTGAAAAATAGAAGAAATATATTTTCGCAGGCTCTAAAAGATGCTGATCTGCTAAAAAATAAACATATTCCTAATGAGTACAAGCATGATAGCCTAGAAAACAGGCTTGACTTGCTTGCTGGACTTATTGATACGGATGGTCATTTTGATAGAAAGACAAACAGATATCGTTTTACAACATCCAATGAGCTGTTAGCGCATGATGTAGAAGAATTGGCCATGCTATGCGGGTTTGTAGCGCATACAAATATCCCAGCACTAGATAATCGGGAAAGAACGATTAAAAATAAGTCACAGGTTTATGTGGTGTCATTTTTCTTTTCCGGTGTAGTTGTCCCGTGCAGACTTGAACGGAAAAAAGTTAATAAAACGTTTTCTTCTCTGCGTCGGCGCGTATCCATCAAATGTGTACGAGCGCTAGAGTCGCCTAAAATGGGGAATTGTATTCAGGTGGATAGTCCAGATGGCTTATATTTAGTTGGCAAACACCTTACGATAACCCACAATAGCGAGCTGGCCTCCCGCCGCTTCCCGGCCTACGCCTTGGGCCGCTACCCCGATCTATCCGTCATTTCAACGAGCTACGCCGCCGACCTGTCCTCGCGCATGAACCGCGATGTTCAGCGTGTCATCGACAGCCCGGAATACCGGGAACTCTTCCCGGGAACAGCCCTTTACGGCAAGAATATCCGCACCGTCGGGAACGGCTCTTATCTCCGCAACTCGGATATCTTCGAAATCGTGGGGCACGCTGGCTGCTACCGTTCCGCTGGCGTGGGCGGCGGCATCACGGGCATGGGTGGGCATATCGTCATCGTCGACGACCCGTTCAAGGACCGGGCGTCCGCCGATTCCCCGACCATCCGCCAGAACGTCTGGGACTGGTACACGTCCACGTTGTACACGCGCCTCGCGCCCGGTGGAGGGGTGCTCATCATCAACACTCGCTGGCACATGGCTGACCTTTCCGGGCGGCTGCTTGAGGCCGCCGCACGGGGGGAGGGCGACCACTGGCGCGTGGTAAACTTCCCGGCCATCGCCACGGAGGATGAGCCGCACCGCAAGGCAGGTGAAGCCTTACACCCTGAACGCTACCCGTTGGAGCAGCTTCTTGCCATCAAGAAAGCCCTCGGCACACGCGACTGGGAGGCCCTGTACCAGCAGCGGCCTACGCCAGACGGCGGCGCCATCTTCAAATCCGAGTGGCTGCGGTTCTGGCTCCCCAAAGACCTGCCGGAGCAGTTCGACCAGCTCCTTATCTCGTGGGATATGACGTTCAAGGACGGCGACGATACCGACTTTGTTGTGGGGCAGGTGTGGGGCCGCAAGGGGGCAGACCGCTACCTCCTCGATCAGGTCCGGCGGCGCATGGGATTTACGGACACGGTCGCCGCGTTCCGAGCGCTCGCCGCTAAATGGCCCGGCGCAACCCGTAAGCTGGTGGAGGATAAGGCCAACGGCCCGGCGGTCATCGACGCGCTGAAACACGCCGTGCCCGGTATCATCCCCGTGGAGCCGGACGGCAGCAAGACGGCTCGCGCCCATGCTGTGACCACGTTCTTCGAGGCCGGGAACGTCCTTATCCCGCACCCTGAGCATTGCCCGTGGGCGCGGGAGTACGTCGCGGAACTGACGCAGTTCCCCGGAGCGCCCCACGACGATCAATGTTTTGCTGCAGGCACTTTAGTTGCGACTTTGCGAGGGGGTATCCCAATTGAAAAAGTAAAGGAAGGTGATTTTGTTGTGACTCCTCAAGGGTTTAGGCGTGTGTTGTTCGCTGGAAAAACCGGAGAGTCTGTGTTATTGTATCGACATGGAATTTTTGCAACTGCGAATCATCCGTTCATGAAAACCAGTGGAGAAGTTTGCAAATTTGCAGAAATAGAAAAGTCTGAACTTGTTCACATGACTATAAGGGAGTTGCTAGTATGGATATTCCGAAAAGAGTTGAATTTAATGGCGTCACCTATGCCCTCATGGCAGGGGGGAAATACTATCTTAGTCAGTCAAAAACAAACGCAGGTAGGAAAAATCCGAAGGGGCTTCATGTCGCTATTTGGGAATACTACAGTGGCAAGAAAGTCCCTAAAGGGTATGAGATTCATCACAAAGATGGTAATACACATAACAACAATTTTGACAACCTTGAGTGTTTATCACGTTGTGAACACCGCAAAACGGTTAAGCAAAACAAAGAAAAATGCCGTAAGCACCTTGAAGAAGTACGCCCTCTTGCTACTGAGTGGCACAGGAGCGAAGAAGGCCGTGCATGGCATCGAGAGCAAAGCAGGAAGGCATACGCAAAAAGAGAGTATACTGAGCATGTTTGTGAGTACTGCGGCAAGACGTATAAAACGCGCCATACGGGAAAAAACCGCTTCTGTTCCCATAATTGTGAAATCAAATGGCGATATCACAATGAATACGAGCTTGCCGAGGGTGTGTGCCAATGGTGCGGCAAACCGTTCACATACAAGACCGGAACCTGCAGAAAAAACAAAGTACGTAAATTCTGCAGCAAGTCTTGCAGCACAAGCCACTTCAACGCCCAACGCCGTGCCAGTGTATAACCTCACCGTAGAGGGCGAGCACCTTTATTTTGCTAATGGGGTGCTCGTCCACAATTGTGACGCCACCACTCAGGCCCTCCGCGACTTCGACGCCAAACGCCCCATGTCTATCAATCCTGCTATCCTCACTCAACCACGTATAGGGTATCGCTTCCGGTAAACTCCGAACCTTGTTCACGGTGTAAATTCTTCTTCGCTCATAGCATGATGCCCTCATGAGCAAGAAGCGCACTTATCGCCACGCTACCTCCATAGCCCCGCAAGCCGTGCAGCCGTCGCGCCGTCTGAATCTCTCCCCGGACGTGCGCGGCGGCCTTGCTCAACCTTTGCCACCTACGCCCGAAGACATCAGCCGGTTGTACGGTCCTGCGAAGACGCTCGGCGCGCCCGAAGATGTGCAGCTTGCGATGGATGCGCGGCTTGCGGATTCCGGCGTCTATTCCCTGCTCCAGCACTCGCTTGAGCTTGGGGTCGGGATTGCGCCGCAATTCATGGGCTACGGCGTCCTCCAGAACCTTGCCCAGAACGGCCTGATCCGTGCCTGCGTCGAGACGGTATCCGACGATATGACCCGAGCGTGGATTGAGTTCAAGCGCGAAGGGGAGGGCGGCGACGAATCATTGCTCACCGACCTTGCGCAGGCGTGCAAGCGGTTCGCCCTGCAACGCCTTTTCCATGAGGCGACCGAGCTTGTGGGGTACGAGGGTGGGGCCTTCCTTTTCATCGACACCGGGTCCGTCGGCCAAGAGCTGGAACGCCCGCTGAACGTCAGCCCGTATTCCGCCGAACTCAGGCCCGGCGGCGTGCTGCGCTTCGTCGTCATCGACCCCGTGAACGTCTTCCCCGGCGACTACAACAGCCTTTCGCCGCTTGAGCCGGACTACTTCCGCCCGCGTTGGTGGTGGGTGCTCGGGAAGCGGGTGCACGCCTCTCGCCTCATCCGATTGGTTGCGAACGAATGCCCGGTGCTGCTGCGGCCCGCCTACAATTTCCTAGGCATCCCGCAGGCCCAGATCCTCTGGGATTACGTCCTGCATTTTCAGGAATGCCGCGCCGCCGAAGCCCGGCTACTGACCAAGTTTTCGCTGACCGTCTTCAAGACGAAGATGGAAGACATCCTGTACGCGGCCGGGGGCACGGCACAGATCGATACCCGCATCCGGTACATGATTCAGACCATGACCAATGACGGCGTGCTTGCCGTCGACAAAGAATCGGAAGACGTGGTCAAGCTGGAAACCCCGCTTTCAGGCGTGACCGACATCGTGCGCCAGTCCCTTGAAATCCTCGCCGCCCTGAACCGAACCCCGGCGGTCAAGCTGCTCGGCATCAGCCCGTCAGGGTTCAATGCCACGGGCGAATCGGATATCCGTAACTATTACGATCATGTCAGGAGCCAGCAGGAGAAAGTCCTGCGCGACGGCATCAAGAAGGCGCTCGACTGTATCCAGCTCTACCTGCGCGGAACCATCGACCCTTCCGTGACTTTCGACTTCGCGCCCCTCGGCGAAGAGGATAGGGCGGCCCTTGCGACGCTCCAGAAGACCAAGGCCGACACCATCGCCGTCTACATGGATCGGGACATCATCTCTCAGGAAGAAGCCCGGCAATCCCTTGCCAGTGACCCGGACAGCGGCTTCTCCGACATCGACCCGGCGGAAGTGCCGCAGGGCAACGGAATGCCTGACGCCCTGCCGGAAACCGGGGAAGAGGGATTGATGCCCGACATCGACGATGTGGACAAGGCCGGGGCCGTCTATGGCTAAGGTCATCCGCGCCATCAAGCCCAACGCGGGTATTCGGGCGAAATACCGGAAGCGGCTGGTATCTCTCCTCGACGAGATGCAGCGTTCCGTCGTGTGGTGGCTGCGCGCTGAGTATCGGCAGCAGGAAACTCGGATAGCACAAGATGCATCCCCGGCGAGTGACCTGCAAGACCGCCTCAAGCGCCTGTTTCGGTACTGGACGAAGCGGTGGAGGGAAAGCGCGGAGAGTTTCGCACGGGAGTTCGTGGGCAGTACGAGGCGGCGCACGGAAGCCAGCATGAGGCAGGCCCTCAAGGATGCGGGCTTTACGGTGAGGATGGATAGAAGCAGGGCCATGAGCGACGTTGCGCGGGCTCTCTTCGAGGAAAATGTCAACCTCATCAAGTCCATCCCGCAGCACTATTTTACGGAAGTGACGGGGCTAGTACAGCGTTCAGCCAGCATGGGCCGGGACGTGGAGTTCCTCACCGACGAACTGCACAAGCGGTACGAGATTACCCGGCGCCGGGCAGAATTCATTGCCCGCGACCAGTCCAATAAGGCGACCGAGGCCCTTAAGCGGGTACAGGACAAGGAACTCGGCATCACCGAAGGCATCTGGGTACATGTGCCGGGAAAGAAAACGAGCCGCCATACCCACCAGCTCATGAATGGGAAAAAGTTCGTCATCACGGAAGGTCTTTACGACTCTGACGTGAAGCGCAAAGTGCTTTGCGGTGAGCTTCCGGGGTGCCAATGCACGTACCGGGCCGTTATTCCTGAATTTGGAGACTAGTCTATGTATCAAAGTAAAGGCGTCACCTTCGACGCGGCTCCCTCACAGCGGGAAACCGACGAGAACGGGTTCCTGCACGTCGGGGCGTCGCACATCACGAAAGCGACGGTGAACCCCTATTACGGGCGGGAGATTCCGGGCTGGCAGGAAGCCGGGCTTGACCCCGAGGCTGTCTATTACGGGCTTCGGGACCCGGAAGAACTTCAAGCATCGCTTGAGACATGGGCCGGGCTGCCGCTGCACATTGAGCACCACATCGACAGCGCGGAAGAGCCGCAGAAGCTCACCCGCGTGGGCGCGGTGGGCACAGGCGCGGTCTGGAACCCGCCGTATGTGGATGCGCCGTTGACCGTGTGGGATCGGGCCGCCATCGACGCCATCGAAGACGGATCCTTCCGGGAACTCTCCTGCGCCTACCGTTACGACCCGGATTTCACGCCGGGCAGCTACGAGGGCATCCCCTACGATTTCATCATGCGGAACATCCGCGGCAACCACGTCGCACTGGTCGAAGAAGGGCGGGCCGGGCCGGACGTGGTGGTGGCGGATTCTCATCCAACTTCAACGAAAAAAGGAACGCTTATGGGCACGTTTAAGAAATGGTTCCGGGGCGCGCAAGACGACAACCCGGACATCGAAAAGCAGGAAGTGGAGCTTGCGCAGGCCATCATCGACCTGCACAAGGTCGACCCCGTGACAGGCGAAATCGTGGACGTCACCGAAGACGAGGACAAGGCGGAGGAAATCCGCAAGCTCGTCGGTGAACTGTCCGCCAAGCTCGATCCTGAAGATGTCAAGAAGCTGACGGACTCCCTCTCCGATCTGGCCTACTCCAAGGCCACGGGCGACGAGAAGCCGGAGAAAAAGGAAGCGATGGACGAAGAAACCAAGAAAGCTATGGACGCCTGCGGGCTTGATGCGGAAGACCCCGCCGAATCCCGCGCCTTTGCCGAAGGCGTGAAATACGGCGAGGAACTGGAGCGCAATCCGGACGAACGCAGGAAGCTCGACCGCGAGCATGAGTCCGAGGGTATGAAAAAGGCTATGGATGCCTGCGGCCTCGACGCTGAGAACCCGCAGGAGAGCAAAGCCTTTGCCGAGGGCGTCAAGTACGGTGAGGAGCTGATCCGGAACCCCGAGGAACGGCGCAAGCTTGACCGGGAACACGAATCCGAGGGCGAACGCCGCGAACTCGGCAAGGACGAGGACAAGGACGCGGCCATTAAGCGCATCCTCGCTTCCGTCCCCGACCTCACACCGGAGCAGAAAAAGAAGCTGACCGACTCCCTTGCCGATCTCGCCTATTCCCCCGCGACTGGAGATGAAGCCCCGGACGACAAGGGAACCGCTCAGGACAGGGCGTTCCGCCGCCGTGGTCCGCGTCTTCTCACCGCAATGGACGCCGCCCGCATCAAGGCATCCGCAGTCGCCGAAGCGCAGGAGCATATGCGGAACCTTACCCGTGCCGTGCGCGACGTGCGCGGGCTGGTGGGCGAACTTGACCCGTTGTCCTTCGACTCCGCGTCCGACGTCTACGGCTACGCGCTGGAGCAGCTTGGGGAGAATCCCCGCAAGTATCCCCGGCAGGCATGGCCCGGTATGATCGATATCCTCCGCAAGCAGAAGGCGACACCTTCCGTTGCCCGTGACGCGGCCCCCGTCGGGCGCATGTCCGGCAGCTTCGCCGGGCTTTCCAATATCACCATTGCCGAATAGGAGGCACACCATGCCTTTGCAGTCCCAAGTCAATCTCTCCGTCGCTCCCGGCGTTGCGGGCGATAAAGCGACGCCCGACCAGAGCATCTACACCCCGCTCAACCCTCTGGCGGCGGTGGCCCTCCCTGTGGGGCGCTTCGTCTTCCCTGTCGTGGATTCCGGCGTGATCGACAACACGCAGGCCACCAACGTTGCGGGCACCGCCACAGCCGTGCTCGGCTTCGTGGAGCGCGTCATCAACTACGTGAACTATGAAATTTTTTCTGACGGCACCCTGACCGTCCCGGCAGGCTCGAACCTCACCGTGGCCGTGAAGGGCGACTATTGGGCCGTTTCCACGACCAAGGCCACGGTGGGGCAGGCCGTCCTTGCCTCCACCGCTGACGGTTCAATCAGCACCGGGACCCCCGACGGGACGCACCTCGATACGGGGTGGGTCGTCAAGACGCCAGGTGAAATCGGGGAACCGATCATCATAAGCAATTGGGGACAGGCCGCAGCGTCGGGATCCGGCGGCGACACCTCGAACCTGATGCAGAAAGATTTCAGCAACGCCACCGGAGCGCTCGGCGCAGCCGCCGCCGGAGCGTAGGAGGTACTACATGAATCCGACTTTTGAACAGGCCAAGCGCTACGGCTTTATCTTCCCGGGCGCCCGCATGTGGGCAACCCCGGAGAACCGCGCCCGCATTGCGCAGGACGCCGCGCTCATCACTACTCCGAACACGACCGTCCCCGCCGAGCTTCTGGCGTATATCGACCCGATGGTCATCGAAATCCTGACCGCGCCCCGGCGCGCCCGCGAAATCTTCGGCGAAGAGAAGAAGGGCGACTGGACGACCCCGTACATGAAGTGGCGCGTCGACGAAATGACCGGAAAGACCGAGCCGTATTCCGACTATGCCAACGGCACGACTTCGGGCGTGAACTCAGAATGGCAGACCCGCGTGCAGTACGTCTTCCAGACGTCCATCACCTACGGCGATTTTGAAGTGGACATGTCGAGCACGGCGAAAGTCAACCTGGCTGCCTCCAAGCAGCGCGCGGCGGCCAACGTCATCGACATCGACCAGAACCGTTTCTACCTGCTCGGCGTCGCCGGGAAGGAAATCTACGGTATCCTCAACGATCCGAACCTCCCTGCTGCGATCACCGCAGGGGCCACGGGCACGGGCGGCTCCACGAAATGGGCCGACAAGACCACGGTGCAGATCTACAATGACGTCCTCGCCCTGTTCGCGCAGCTTTCCGAGCAGTCCAGCGGCCTTATTGACAAGGACACGCCCCTCAAGCTCTGCCTCTCCCCCGAACTGGCCGTTCGCCTCGGCGCGGCTACCGATTTCAACGTGTCCGTGCTGGATATGTTGAAGCGGTACTTCACCCGCATTGACATCGTGACCGTACCCGAGCTGCATAGCATGACCGCCGGGGAAACCATATTTCTCATCGCCCCCGAAGTGAACGGGCAGCGATCCGGCACGCTGGCCTTCGGAGAAAAGATGCGTGCCGGACGCGTCGTGCCCGACCTGTCCAGCTTCCGTCAGAAGTTCGTCGGCACCACCTACGGCGGTATCGTGCTCATGCCCTTTGCCTTTGCGCAAATGACTGGAGCCTAGTCCCATCCTTCCCTCCATGCGAAAGCCCCAACCGCCTGTTTAACGGTTGGGGCTTTCTTTACGTATCAGGCGTCATTTTCCAAGCTGCTGTATATTTGCGTCCAGCCACATCTCGACTGCTTCCCGTACTACCTGTGAGCGTAGGATACCCCTATCCGTACATATATCGTTCAGCCGTTCCCAGACATGATCCGGCATAGATACAGTCTTTACTGTTGCACGATCTTCAACCTTTTTTTTACGTCCAGATCCTTTGCGGCGGCCTCCGTGTTTTTTTTCTTGCGCGTCACTCATCCGTTGCGTCTCCCTTCATCAAAAAGCTATCTCCTTCCCATTGGCTGCGCCAGAATTATCCTTATTGAGTTGACTGTCTTCGAGCTGAAATCGATAAGATCGTCGATGTCTATCTTAGTCTTCCTCTTCATCGTCTGCCTCCGTTGACGCTTGCAGCTTTATGAACTCGGGAAGAACCGCGATACTTCCACATTCGTCATCCATTCCAACAGCCTTGAAGCCCAACTTACGGGCAAAGGCGATACGCATGGCCTGAGCCTCCCAACCCGCGTCGTCCTCGTCCATTCCGAGAAGGTCTGCCCAGTCTTCCCGTTCTTGAAAGTCCAGTTCTTCCGAAACCACGGCTTGCCAGCATAGATCAAAATGGATTTCGTCTATCCCGCGCTCTTCCATAATTTCACGTAGAGCCGTTCCCGCAGCACCGTCATCAAGATACGGAAGGTCTTCCGTAAAAAAGATATCCTTGACGTCTACTTCGCACTGGTAGACGTAATCTCCGTATCCCTTTGCTGTTCCATACGTGCGGGCAAAGAACATCGCTCCGAAGTTATACCCTAACCCTGTTCCTGAGTTAGATATAGCCAAATGTTCAATCATGCTTCCGTGGTACAGCTTCATGGTGGCTTCTCCTTTACCCTTTCGTTGAAAATACAATAGCACCATTTTTTGAAAAAATAAACAATTTTTTCAAAAAAAGTTTTATCTTTTTTAACTCGTCAGTAACAGAAGGGAGAGGCAGAAAAACAAAAAGGGGCGGCTCTTAAAGCCACCCCTTTTCTACGATATTCTTTCTTTATTAGAATCCGAGCCAGCCGAAGCCCTTGGCCATAACGGCGACAAGTGCAAACCCTATGGCGATTTGCCATTTCAAAAGATCATACTTGACCTTCAACACTTCAGCACGAATTTTTTCGATCTCCGCTTGCACTTTCAGGTCCAATTCCCGAATTTCTTTTTGCAACCGCAGTTCCGTTTCGCGCAGATCTCCCTTGGTGGCACTGGCGTTCCTTTGGCTCTCGTCAAAGCGTTCCAGTACTTCCACGATGGCTTTTGCGGCTTCCTCGCCGACGGCCTTTTCAAGCTTTTTTCCATCATCGAACAGCAACATGGGGGAATCCCTCCGTTGGTGAAGTCTTATATGATTCATGCAGGCTTGCCAAGGATTACCCTAGCATCAACCTGTTTGCCGTCTTCGCGGCACGGATTGCCGCTCTCATTTCCGAGATTCCCGCGTCAATCCACGTCTGGGCGTTGTACGAGTTGGATTGCAGGATGCCGAGGAGCGGGTCTTTCGAGATGTTCTGCCGGGAACATATCCGGTTCAGCAATTCGGGATAAGTGCTCTCCTTGACGCGCAGGAGCTCGTTGACGAATTGGTGCAGCCGGGAGCGGGTTTCCCCCGCGAATTCGATCCATTCCTCTTCGAGGCGGTCGAGGGCCTTCATGCGGTCGGCGTAAATTGAAGAGGCGGGAAGCACCGGGGTACGGGCGGGGGCGGGCACAGCGGGGAGAGCGTCAATCTTTGCCTGTACCCACTGAATAGCCTCCTTAACCTGCGCTACGGTCAGGGCGTCCACAGAAGTGACGCCGAAATGGGCGTTTACCTGCGCACGGGCCGAGGCGTAGTGAATCGGGGCCATGCCCACCCATGTGTTGATGATGGCGGTAAGCGCCTTACGTTCCGGGTCGGTACGCTTGGAAATGGGAGAAGGGGTGGGGAATGGAACGGGCTTGACTTCATATCGTCCCGTCTTACGGATGGATGGCACGACTTCCGAAGCAATCCAGTTGGTGAAAGCGTCCGCTTCTGGCTTATTGGAGCGGAAGGCCAGTTTGTACACAGCGGGCTCAATTATGGCTCTAACCTGTTGATTTCCTGAGGGGGTGGTAAGTTTTACCAACCCTTTCCAATCAGCAGGAATGGCATCAAGGGTATGCCCTGTCCAACCGATATTGAGCGCAGAGCAAATATCTCTGGCGACGAACCAGAGCGTTTCGCCTTTAAGTTGGGTACGGATAGGGTGATTTTGAAACTGAAAGGGAGGTACGGGGGATACTTCGGAGAGAAGTTCGGCTTGAGACATGGTAAAACTCCTATGTTTGATCTGAATTGCGCTTTTCAAAAAAAGAAAAGCGCCGGGTGTTCAGAACGGCCATAGGAACCGCTGGCGGCCTTTAGCTTTCGCTTGGACATATCCGCCACACCCGGCAAACATTGGATGCAATCATAGCCCAAAAGACAGCCAAGAAAAATCTTGACTTTCATAAAAGGGCACAAAAAAGCGCCATGCTGTCGGGTGGCTTACCGCCTATGGTCGGGGTTCTGAAGCCCGTGCACAAAAGACAGCACAAAACTCTGAAAATGTAAAGAGAAAAGCAGTGGCGTTGCCCGCATCTGGATGTTCTTCATCTGCATTGGCGGACAACGCCACGTTGGAAGTTTTACTTGTTATCGTATTTCAAGGCCGTAGCCCGGATTCGATCCGCAAAGGGAATAATATCTTCCATCCCAGATTCTTTACCTTTTTCGACAATTCAGCAATTCTTTCCGAAAAATCCATGGTCCTCTCTCCCTGTTCGGATTCAAGTTAATATATTAAGATTTATATATTTTCTTATAGGTTTTCCAAGAATACAGTCCGGAAAGGATAGTGAGGATTCCCCATAACAAGGCCCCATTCGTATTGGGCGGCGTTTGGAGGGCACAACTCAGCCACAATACGGCTAGCACTACTGTTATCAGCACTCCAATGATAAGGGCAATTTTTTTAGGGGGCGTCTGAGAACGTTCATGATGTATAAGCGGGTTTGGTTCTCCACGCTCTTGGGCCAATTGGTCATCAAAAAGATAGGCACGGATAACCTCCATCATGGGGCTATTTACTTTTGCCAATGCCTTATTTCCATTTTTGAACTCAATAATGACGGTAGACTCAGTTGTCTTGCCTCCAGCTACCGCACCCGCAACCGCTCCGATGCCTCCAAGCAAGACGCCGCCGACAAGCGCGCCCCCCAAGGTCCCTCCGAGTTTTTTTACCGATTCCTCGTTGGCTACTTCACAAGAGGCAATACTGGAAAGAAAAAGTTCCTTTGCTCCAAACATTTTTGAAGAGCAACGCAACTGGTTTTTATTTTTAATGTAAATATATTCTTCTTTCCCGTAGTCCCCTGCCAGAAATTTGATGTAGGTAGCCATACATCATCCCCCTTATATTATAGATGAGGCTATCATGGCATAGGCCGTTCCAAAAATCCACCGCCGCCGCCCTCCGCCCCGAAAGGGGCTTTTCTTTTGCCTGTACGAACCTTGTTCACGGTGTGCCCCCACGCCGCCATGCGGCATCATCTCCAAAACACTATGGAGGTGCAGCGATGGAAAATTCCCCCCCTGGCTCTTTTTGAGCATGAAAAGTTCGGTTCCCTTCGCGTCGTCAGAAGCGATCAGGGGGCCCAGTGGTTCGTGGCGAAAGACGTGTGCGGGTGTCTCGGGCTGGATACCAGTAACCTTTCAAAAATGTTGGATGAAGACGAGCTTTCGACCTACCCCGTACAGTATACGGATCAGGTCAGGAATCTTTCCGTCGTATCCGAACCGGGCCTGTATTCCCTCATCCTGCGTTCCCGCAAGCCCGAAGCCAAGGCGTTCAAGCGGTGGGTGACGCATGAGGTCATCCCTTCTATCCGCAAGACTGGCGCGTATGCGACGAACAATGCCCTGACCATGCCGAACTTCTCCAATCCGGCGGAAGCCGCGCGTGCGTGGGCTGACGAATACGAAGCCAAGCAAAGGAGTGCTCTTATCTTATTGAAGAGAATGAGTAAGCCCCCGTTCCTTGACAGGTTCGGGGGCTCATGCTATCGAAAGGTTGTCACACCAAGAGCCGATAGCATCGGTCTGGTCCTTCAATGAGGCGAATGTGTTGGAGCCTCATCGTCGGTAGAACCAACCAACACAAGAAGGATAGATGATATGAATGATTCTGTCAAGTCTCTCGTTGAAGTAAGCACTCGCACCATCAATGGCAAGGAGGTCCTCGCCGTAACCTCGCTTCAGGTGGCGGCGCACTTCGGGAAGAAACACAAGGACGTTTTGAGGGACATCCGTGTAACCATTGAAAAATGCTCACAGGAGTTTAACGAGCGCAACTTTGCGCCCGTTGAGTACACGGATGCCAAGGGCGAAAAACGCCCCATGTATCTGCTTTCCAAAGACGGGTTCATGATGGTCGCGATGGCGTACATCACGCCCGAGGCCATGCGTATCAAGGAAGCCTATATCGCCCGCTTCAACGAAATGGAAGAACAGCTTCGCACCACGTCGCCGCTTCTCCCCAACTTCCGCGACCCCATCGCGGCAGCCGAGGCGTGGATTGTGGCGGAACGCGCGCGGCTGGCGGAACAGGCTCGTGCCGACTATTATTACCAGCGCACCAAGGCCGAAATCGGTTCACGCCGCGAGGCCACCGCGATGGCAACCGCCTCCGCAGCCGTACGCAAGGCTGCGGCTCTTGAGAACGAACTTGGGCGGGGCAGGGACTACAAGTCCGTGAAGGGCATCCCGTGGTTCCTTGACATCTTCGCAGATACGCCAGCCGCGTACTCCGTCGCGGGACGCAAGCTTTCCGATATGTCCCGCCGTATGGATTACGAAATCCGGGAAATCGAGGACAGCCGTTTCGGGAGCGTCAAGGCGTACCACGTCGACGTGATCGAAGCCTTCCGGCTGGCCCTGAAAAATGACTTGAACATGCTGGGCAAGTATCGCCTTCGCCGGGCGGCATAGCCTCGAACCTTGTTCACGGTGATTTTTCCCCGTCCTTTTTGCCATGATGACCAAAACAACGGAGGACAGATATGGCTAGACCCAAAAAGAATACCGCCCCGGAAACAACGCAGGCGACGAAGACGGATACAGTGATGGTTGCCCTGAACCGGACGACCGGGATCACGTTCCCCATGCCCGACGGACGCAAGGTGCTCATCGAAGGCAACGCCGCCAGCCTGCGCGGAAAGGAAAAGGGCGTGCTGCCCGTGGGCGCGTTCGGGCTGACGCGGGTGAACGCCGACGATTGGGCGTACATTGAAAAGACCTATGGGCCGCACATGGAAATCTTCAAGTCCGGGCTTATCTTCGCGCAGGCGCGCAAGGCCGACGCCGTGGACGAGGCCGACGAAAGGGCGGAACTGCGCAACGGGCTGGAGCCCGTGGATGTGGAGAACGACCCCAAGGCGCAGACCGAACCGCTCCAGAGCAAGGCGGGGTTCTAAACCGTGGCTGTTGTTGTCTTTGACCCGCAGGAGTTCCGGGAGGCCTATCCGCGCTTCGTCGATACGAAGACCGGGCAGCCCCTCCTGACCGATGCACAGCTTCGGCAGGCATTCGACGTCGCCTGTCTGCTCTTGGACAACACAAACTCATCCCCGGTTCCTTATGATCCGGCCCACGGCGTCATGATCCGCAAGACGCTTCTGTATCTCCTCGTTTGCCATCTGGCGACGCTGGCCTTGTGGCCGATGGGGCAGGCCGGGCCAGTGGCCTCGGCGACGGAAGGAACTGTCAGCATCAGCTTCTCCGTGCCCCAGAACACCGGGAAAGCCTTTTACGCGCAGACGCCGTGCGGACAGACGTTTTGGCAGGCCATCCAGCCCTATGCCGTGGGCGGTCGCTACTATGCCGCCCGGTATTGGCATCCGTGGGGGTAATGGTGTCCGGAGAACTCGAAAAGCTGCTCAAGCGGTACATCACCCCCGATATCGTCGTGAAGGCCGGGGTGCTCGAAAATGCGACGCGGGGCGAAGGTGGTACTCCCGTCGCAGAGTATGCGGCGTACAACGAATACGGCGCAACAATCGAAATCCCTGAGCGGACGCAAACCTTGTACTTCAAGCGGAAGCGTGACGGCAGCGTCGGGAATCGGTTCGTGAAGAAGGGCAAAAGTGATTTTGCGCAGGATGCGACGGTCAAAGCCCACACCGTCACCATCCCCTCTCGGCCTTTCCTGCGCTCAACGCTCGATGCCAAGGCGGATGCATGGTGCGATAACCTCGCGGAAGCGTTGGAAGCCGGACGGACGCCGAAAGAGGCGATGCGGCTTGTGGGACGCCGCATGGCAGACGACATTCAAGCAACGATCAAGAGCAATATGCCCCCGGACAACGCCGAATCCACCAAGCGCCGCAAGAACGCCAAGGGCGCGGGAAAGGGGACGCTCATCGATTCCGGAAGCCTGCTCAAGTCCATCGATTACGAGGTAGTCAAAAGATGAATCTCCATGAACTTGTGCGTCCGCTTATCAGCATCGTGAACCCTTTCCAGTCGGTCGTGATTCTCGTCTCCACAGGCTTCACCATAACCGCGCAGTATGAGCAGGTCCCGGCATGGGCCCCCGCCGTTGAAGTCATGGCGCAGCCTCAGCCTGTCGCCGACAAGACGCTGCAATTCCTCGTGCAGCAGCGCCAGAACACGATCTGGCACGACTTTTATCTTTCAGGGGACTGGTCGGCCCTTGATCGTCCGGCGGAGCAGGGCGGCGATCTTCTCTACTGGGATGGCGCCGAGTGGCAGGTAGATCAAGTTCTGGAGCGCTGGAATCCCACGGCAGGCTGGACGAAAATCCGGTGCGTGAAGCTCCGGGAAACCGCGCCGCCGGAAGTCGGGGCCACGGAACCGCCCAAAGGGGGAGACGATGAGTGACGGCATCCTCGTGCAGGCCCTCGGCGATTTTTGTAAGCGTTACCTCGGCGATTCCGCCGTTGTTGTGCGCGGCTACGTCAACCGCGTGAGCAAGCCGAAGACGAAAAGCTACGTGCTCGTTACCCCCATGACCATGACGCGCCTCTCGACGAACCTGCATCAAACGGAGTGCGGCGGGACAGCCATCGTACAGCCGCAGCGCCGCCGGGTACAGCTCGACGTCTATGGGCCGACCGCCGCCGACCGCGCCCAAACGCTCGCAACGCTCCTGCGCGACGGCGTGGGGTGCCGCTTCCTCCAGACGTACGGGATTGCCCCCCTGTACGTCGAAGACCCGCAGGACATGACACAGGCGGAAGGTGACGAGCAGTACAACCCCCGCTTTATGCTCAATGTACTGATTCAGGCAAACCGCGTTGAACACGTTGAGATGGATACTTTTACCGACGCGGAACTTTCCGTGCATCCGCTGGCATAGCAAAAGGAGGGCGCAATGAGCGTCAATGCCGACAAACTGGTTCAAATCATCCCCCGCATTATCGAGGGCGGCACGCCGGGCCTGACCTTCGCCGGGCTCCTGCTTTCGCAGTCCGAGCTTTTGCCCGCAGGCAGAGTCGTGCAGTTCGCCAGCGCGCAGGCCGTGGCCAATTATTTCGGCTCGCTTTCGGAAGAGGCAAGCATGGCTTCCATGTACTTCTCCGGCTACGTGAACACGACGAGCCTCCCGGACAAGATTTTCTTTGCCCGGTACAACGGCGAGGCCGTGGGCGCATGGCTGCGCGGCGCGAAGTATACGGGCAATCTCGCCGTGTTGCAGGCCGTCACCAACGGCGCGATGGTCATTTCCATCGACAACACGCCGCACACGCTTTCCTCCGTGGATTTGTCCGCTGCGACCAGCTTCTCGCAGGTTGCGGAGGCGATCCAGACTGCGCTCACGACGGCGGGCGCGACCGGGGCGAAGGTGACGTACTCCAGCCAGACTGGGGCGTTCCAGATCGACAGCCCGACGACCGGGGCAAGTTCCGCCGTGGCCTTTCCGACGCCGCCGGAAGCCGGGACCGACCTCGGCGCGCTGCTTCTGCTCACCGAACAGTCCGGTGCCGTCCAGTCCGTAGGCATGGCTGGCCAGACGCTCCCCGACTGCATGACCAACGTGCTCCTGTACGCCCGCGATTGGGTGACGTTCGGGACGGTCTGGGAACCCGAACTTGACGATAAGATCGCGCTCGCACAATGGTGCGCCGGGTATGACACCCGTTTTGTCTATGTGATGTGGGATACCGACAACGCCGCGCAGGTCGCGGGCTCCACAGCCTCGGCGGGGTATCAGATTGCCAAGGTGCTCGAACTCGACGGGACGGTTCCCGTGTTCAACACGCCTGAACTCGCCGCGTGGGTCATGGGCACGGCGGCCTCCATCAACTTTGAAGAGACGAACGGACGGCTCACCTTCGCATTCAAGCAGGGCGAAGGGCTTGCCGTAACCTGCGACAACGACGAGAACTATGACGCGCTGATCGCCAACGCCTACAACTGCTATGCGGACTTCGCCACGGCCTCCAGCCAGTTCAAGTTTTTCCAGAACGGGCAGGTTTCTGGCAAATGGGGCTGGCTCGACACGTACCTTGACGCCATCGCCATTAAAGACGGCCTCCAGTTGAATCTTTTGGACCTGTTCAAGGCCGTAAAGTGCATCCCCTACAACGAGAGCGGCTACGGCATGATCCGTACGGCCTGCCTCGACACCATCACGCGTTTTCTCGACTTCGGGGCTATCCGCACGGGCGTGACCCTCTCGAACACCCAAAAGGTGCAGCTCCTCGCGGAAATCGGGCTGGACGTTTCCCAGACGCTTGAAACGCAGGGCTGGTATATGCAGGTCAAGGACCCCGGCGCGACCGTACGCGGACAACGCCAGTCCCCCGAATGCAAATTTTACTACATGGACGGCGGCAGCGTGCAGCAAATCGTCATGCCCGCCACGGCCATTCAGTGATGAGGTAAAACATGGCTGACAACTTCGGCAACATGACGATTACAGCGGCAAATTGCACGCTTTTCCTGACGGTTCCCGGGCTCTACGACAGTCCCGTGCAGATCGAGGGGTTCAGCACCGACGCGATGGTCAGCGTCGCCACGAATACCCCAGTCGTCGCGGAAAAGGGCGTTGACGGGCATACCTCTTTTGGTTGGGTCCCGACCAACAAAGAAGTTACGATTACCCTCGCTGCGGACTCGCCCAGCCGCCAGATCATGGAAGATTGGGCCACGTATCAGGAAACCGCCCGGGAAGTGATGCTCTGCAATGCCGAGTTCGCCATGCCGAGCATCAACCGGAAGATCACCGGGAAACGGGGCGGCCTCACCTCCGTACAGTCCAGCCCCAACGCCGCTCAGACCTTGCAGGCGAGCGCCTTCGTCATCACCTTTGACCAGTGGACCGCGAGTCCGCTTTAAACCGTGGAGGCCGTCATGCTCAACGAAAAAATTATTGCCATCGACAAGGGCCGCGACGCCGGGAAGACCTTCAAGGTCAAGGAAATGCCCGTCACCAAGCTGGAAAAATGGGCCGCCCGTGCGCTGCTCGCCGTCTTCGGTTCCGAGATGCCCGCCGACATCCGAACGCTTTCAGCGTCATCGAACACCGCCGCGCTGCTTTCCGCCGGGCTCCGGGGACTCTCGGGGCTCCGGTGGGAACAGGCAGAGCCGCTCTATGACGAGCTTCTCGGGCAGATCTATCGCGTCCCGAACCCCCACAAGCCCGATGATGCCATCAGGCTTACTCCGCAAAACCTCGACGCCCATGTCGAGGACGTGGGCACGATCTATCGTTTGCGTTGGGAGGCCATCGCCGTCTGTCTGGATTTTTTGCAGGGCGGCGAGGGCTTGACCTCCCGCCTGTCGCAGATCCTCAACCTCTCGGGCTCCGGGACTACGCAAACTTCCCCGGATGCGTCGGAATCCCGGTAAGCCGGAACCTCGCGACGTTGCACGAAATGCAGACAGTATACGGCCTGTCCGATGCCTACGAGATGCTAGAAATCATCGCCGTGGACGGCCACAACCAACGCCTCTGGAGCAAATTCCATGAACGCAGGTGAACTCGTCGTCAGCCTCTTGCTGAAAGCAGGGGATTTTAAAGCGCAGGTGCAGTCCGCACAAGAGCGGCTGGACGGCGTGCAGGCCGCAGCCGTTGACGTGGGGCGCGCGACATATGACGCAGGCGTCAAGGGGGCCCAAGGGCTTGGTCAATCTGCCGATGCCGCCTCTTCGTTGCAAGCCGCTTTTGATGAAGCCGTGCAAAAAGGCCGCGAAATCAGCGAGGTCACGAAAGAGTATCAGCGGATGCGCGAGGAGCTTATCCGCACCGGAGCGACAAAAGAACGTCTTGAGGCCCTTGATGATGCAGCGAAAAAACTGGGCGTTTCGCTGGAAGACGCGGCGGACAAAGGCGCGTTTGGCTTTGAACGGCTCAAGAGCGTGGCAGCGCAGGCCCTCGCCGTCATCGGCGGCGTTTCCATCCTGAAAAGCTCCATAGCGCAGTATTACGAGCAGGCTCAGGCTATTGAGAAGACTTCGGACGCGCTCGGCATGAGCATTGAAGACTGGCAGGCATGGCAAAGGACGGCAGCCTCCGCCGGGGTTGACGCCGAGGAGCTTTCGACCCGGTTCATGGATCTGGGCGACTGGATGCAGGATCTCATCTTGCACGACTCGGGGCCGCTCAAAGACGCGACCAAAGACTTGGGGGTGAGCTTCACGGATGCGAAAGGGAAGGCCGTTTCCTTTGAAGAAGGACTCCTTCGTCTCTCCGACGCCACGTCAAAAATCGACCGCCAGAAGGCGACCTCGATCCTCACGCAGATCGGCTTCGACGAAAAAACCATCCCGCTCATCCTCAAGGGCCGCAAAGGGATTGAGGAGCTTCTGAAAGTCCAGAAGGCTCAAGCCATCTACAGCAAGCAGGACATCGAAAACGCGAAGAAGCAACGGGAGGCGCAGCAGCGGCTCAATGACGCATGGGAGGCCATCTCAGCCCTTTTCGCCAGCACCGTCTCCCCTGCGATCACGTTTTTGACGAACCTGCTCGGCGATCTCCTCGGGTGGGTGAAAGAAAACAAGCAGTTCGTGATAGTCTTCTTTACGGCGTTAGCCGGGGTCATTACGACGCTCATGCTCCCGGCGTTGAGCGCGATGGCGACGGCGGCATGGGCTGCGATTGCGCCGTTTACGCCGTTGATTGCGGGCATCGGCGCGATCGCGCTGGTTGTCGACGATCTCATTACCTACATCAAAGGCGGAGAATCTGCACTTTCCGGGCTCTGGTCGATGTTCGGAACTGGCGATGAAATCGGGGCTCGTTTCAAGGCTATTTGGGAAGGCATCAAAAGTATTCTCGGGGGCGTCTGGGATGCCCTTTCGGGGGTCGCCAAGCTCTTCAACTCCGTTCTTACTCTGGACGGAAAAGGCGTTATCGAAGCCCTCAAAACGATCTGGGGAGGCATCTCCAAAATCAATGATGTGCTTGTCGAAATGCTGAACTGGGTAGCCCAGAAGCTCTACAATTTGCTTCCCGACTGGATCAAGGACTGGCTCGGCGGCGATGAGTCTTCGCGCCCGGAAGAAACGAAGGCCGAAGCCAAGCCCGGCGGCGTCGCCGATTCGATGCGGGTTGGTGATGTCCGCCCGTCTATTCTGCCGCCGCAGGTGCGCGCCGGGGATGCGCGTCCGGGAAGCGTGAGCAATGTCAACAATTCGCGTCAGATGACGTCAACCACCAATGTGGGGGAGGTCAAGGTCTACACCCAGGCTACGGATGCGGAAGGGATGGCCCAAGGAGTGGTTCCGGCTCTTCGTAATCAGACCGCGCAAGCAGACAGCGCATTCGGGTACTGACATGGCATTCGGAGCGCTCCCGCCGGGACAGCCCGGAAACTGGTCGATTTTCGATAAAGACGGCAACAAGGGCCTCGACTTCGACACCTTTTTTTCATGCTCAATCAAGGCCGAGAACAAAATCAGCTCTAACCCTGTCGAGAAAGGGAGTTTCGCGGATTACAACAAGGTCGCTTCTCCCACGGCGATATCGGTCGTGCTGGGCCGCACGGGGAAGAGCGACGAGCTTGCGGCGTTTCTGACGGCGCTGGACAAGCTGGCGGAAAGCACCGACCTCGTGAGCATCGTCACCCCGGAAAAAACGTTTCTCGACTACAACCTTGTCTCCTACGACTACGACCGCAAGGCCGAAAACGGTGTGGACAGGCTGCTTGTGGGGATCATGCTGCAAGAGATCCGGCAGGTCGATCCGCAGTACAGCAACGAAACGATAAAGCCAATCAGTAAAGCGCAGGCAAAGAATCCGACCGACGCAAGCACCACGGATGCCGGGAAACAACAGGGGCAGACGACGCAAAAAAGCACACTGAAAAAGCTAGGCGAGGGGATTTTCGGATGATGACCGTACCGCTCCGACAGGAGCCGAACCAGAGCCTCCAAATTGTGCTTGGGGAACAGAACTGCACCCTCCGGTTCATCTCCCGAGGCGTGAACCTGTACTGCGACCTTGCTGTCGACCAGACGGTCATCTGGTCTGGGGTCATCTGCCGTAACCTCGTCGGCTTGAAGCTGTACGACTATCTCGCCTTCCGGGGGCAGCTCTACTTTGTCGATATGCAGGGCGAAGATGATCCCCGCTGGTCTGGCCTCGGTGACCGCTTCCAGCTCGTTTATGTCGAAGAAGGGGAAACGCTGTGAACACGAGCTTCACCAAAAAGCTGCTTGAAGCGCACATCACGCTCGCCGAGGGCGGCTTCAATACGGCCACCGGGCAAGGGGCGAACACCAAGATCATCAGGCTCGGGATGGACGTAGACATCCAGAAACCTGGCGGGAAAGAGAAGAACAAGGCCAAAGTCAAGATTTTCAATATGCCCTTGGCGGATATGGAGATGCTGACGACGCTGGCGTTCAAGCCGTTGCAGGCGTCGAAAAACCGCATTGCCGTGTACGCGGGCGATGAAGAGCACGGGATGTCTCTGGCGTTCTCCGGCGACATCGTGAGCGCCGTCCCGAACTTCAACGCGGCGCCGGACCCTTCTTTCGACGTCGAGTGCATCACGGGATACGTCGCCAGCATTACGCCCGTGCCGCCGTTGACGGCGCAGGGTGCGCAGGACGTTGCCACGCTCATGCAGGGGCTTGCGAAGCAAATGGGGCTCGCTTTCGTCAACAGGGGCGTGTCCGTTTCCATTCGCAATGTCGCCATCGTCGGGGGCCCGATGGAACAGGCGCAGCAGCTTGCCCACGATGCCCGTATTGACCTCATCGTGGATGATGGCGAGATGGTCATCTCCCCGCTTGCGACGCTTCGCAGCGATGACGGCGGCTCGACGCCCCTCTGGTCCGCGAAAAGCGGCATGATTGGCTATCCGAGCTTCGATAACGAGGGCGTGACGGTGAAAGGCATCTACGAGCCGAAGCTCCAGCTTGGCGGCCCGGTGCGCATCGAGAGCATCGTCCCTCGCGCATCAGGCCTCTGGCAGGTCGTGAGCCTGAGCCACAAATTGCAGGCAGGCTATCCCGGCGCAACGCAGTGGGTGAGTCAGGTCAAGGCAAGCTATCCCGGCGCGAAGCCGAAGAAGGACAAGAAATAATGCAGGGACAACGCGGCCTCTCGACAAATTCCAGCGAGTACAACGCGCAGGACTTCATGATCAGCCAGATGCTCGGACGCATCGCAACGGCGGAACCCGTTCGCGTGGTCGCCGTCTCCGGCTCGGGCGTCTCCCCGGTGGGCTTCGTCGACGTGCAACCCCTCATCAACTTGGTGACGGGCGAACAGAAGGCGCAGGAGCAGAGCGTGCTCTTCAAGCTCCCGTACCTACGCATTCAAGGCGGAAAAAATGCCCTCGTCATCGACCCGCAGCCGGGCGACATCGGCCTCGCCGTCTACGCCATGCGCGACACTGAATCGCTCAAAGAGAGCCGGGGGAAGGACGGGAACGTCAATCCGGGTTCCGCCCGTGCCATGAGCAAAGGCGACGGCTTCTATCTCGGAGGCTTCTTGAACGCCGCGCCGGAACGCTATGTGCTGGTCGACGACGAGGGCGTCACCATCGAAGGAGTGGCCAAACTGACGATGCACGGGGAAACTTCCGTCCTGACGGCGGAAAACGGCCTCACCATCAACGCCGATGTGCGCATCAACGGATCCTTGACGTGGACGGGCACGGCGCAGGGCGACGGCGGCCCGGCCCGGTTCTCCGGCGGACTCACGAACATGGGAGGGACGGTTGAGAGTAACGGTAAGGTCTTGGAAACCCATGTTCATACCGGGGTCAAGCCCGGTTCCGGCATATCCGGACAACCACAGTAACGGGGAGGTGTTATGCCTGATTTTCAGTACCAGCCCCCGACAGGGCCGCTTTCCGGAAGCGAATTCGAGAGACAAACCACACAGTTCTTTCAGCAAGTATCGGCTGCGGCTGGTGCAGCGTCGACGGCGGCAAGTGCGGCACAAACCACGGCAAATGAGGCACTTGAGCGTGCTCAGGCGTCGAACTTTGTCGACGGGAAGACCACGCGGGCCGCTGCGGACGGCGCGATCACCGTGAAAGATGTGGCGATTAGTGGAGACCTTGAGGATCTTGCGAGTGCGCGGGGGCAGATTGGGGACAATATCCGGATCAATACAGCTTCGGATCTGAACGCGTATACCAAGGCTGGCAACTGGCTTTTTTCGGATGCCGCCGCAAGAGAAAATTTTCCAAATATCGGTAGGGGTGGAGAACTTAACTGCTACGTTTCAACCACGGCAATATTCCAATTTTTTACTGAATTTAACAATAACAGAAGGTATATTCGATACGGAATCCCCAACAGTACGTGGACGAACTGGATACAATTTATTTCTGTCGCTCAGCTCGGTGACGGCATTCGTAACACAAACGGCATCATCTCCGTCCCCGAATACGAAGGCGCGACGGCATCGACCGCCGGAACGAGCGGCCTCGTCCCGCCCGCAGCCGCCGGGCAAGCCACCTACGTGCTCTGTGGCGATGGAGAATGGCGGGACATAGCGACGCTTGTCGCCGCTGCATCTGTAAAAGCGGAAGAAGGGACTTCATGAATTTCCGAGCAGTTCTGAATATCCGCGCGCTCTCCAATATTCGTGAAGCACAAGCATCTTCCGAAGGTGAGGTAGATTCGGGGCTCTTATCCTTACGGCTTGATGATATGTGGGATTTGACGCTCTCCGCAGGGGGCAATCTTGCTTCGACAGGGGGGACTGTGCGCATCGTGCAAGACGTCGCGTCGTACGTGCGGACATTTCAGGGAGAACCGTACTACGCGCAGCAAGACGGAATCCCGTACTTCATGCGCGAGCTTGGTTCCCTCCCTCCCGCCGAGCTCGTGCGGGCGCGCTCGAATGCCCGTGCGCTTGAAGTCCCCGGCGTAGCGCAGGCTGATACGCAGCTTTCTCGGCTTGAAAAACGCATCTTGAGCGGGACGATCCGCATCACTACAGAGACGGGGGAAACCGCAGATGTCGCAGTCTAGTATCGATTTTACCGAAAACGGCCCGGTCGTACCCGATACCGCGACCGTCCGGGACGCTGTCGAAACTGATTGGCAGGCGGCATTCGACAATCGGCTGAACCCGGATCCGGCAACGCCGCAGGGACAGCTCATTACCTCAGAAACGGCCATCGTGCAGGACAAGAACAGCCAGCTTTTGTTCCTCTCGAACATGTTCAACCCCGAGACTGCGGAGGGTATCTATCAAGACGCGCTCGCCAAAATTTACTTTCTGACCCGGCAGGCCGCCCGTTCCACGGTCGTCCCCTGTACTTGTACGGGACTTCCCGGCACCGTCATCCCCGGCATCGGCAGCGAAGCCCCGGCGCTTGCAAAAGATGCGGACGGGAACATCTTGGTCTGTCAGACGGGAGGGACGATCCCCCAATCCGGCAGTATTATCCTTGATTTTGCCTGTCAGGTTCCGGGGCCTATTGAAATCCGGCAGGGAACTGTGACTACGATTGTACGAACCATCCCCGGATGGGACACGATCACCAATGAAGCCGGGATTACTGGGCAAAACGTCGAGAGCCGGGCCGCGTTCGAGTCCCGGCGCTACGCCAGCGTCGCGAAGAACGCCCGGAGCGTTGCAGCCGCCGTCTATGCCAACGTCGGCGATCTGGATGGCGTGCTTGATGTCTGTGTGCGTGAGAACAAAACCAGCGCACCGTTTGAAGTACAGGGCGTCACGCTCAAGCCGCACTCAATCTATGTTGCGGTCGTCGGCAGCGCGACGGATAGTGATATTGCTGAGTCAATTTACGCCCGTTGTTCAGCCGGATGTGATTACAACGGCAACACCAGCGTCACTGTGACTGATCCGGTAACCGGAGCGGTCGAGACGGTACTCTTTGAGCGCCCGGAATCGCTCCCGGTGGGCATTCAGGTGACTATCCGCAAAAATGCCTCAATGCCGAGCAACGTCGAAGAACTCATCAAAACTGCCGTTGTCGCCGAATTCTACGGAGAAACCGCCGACGCCTGCGGAAATACGGGTCAGCGCGTTCATATCGGGGATACCGTGTATGCCAGCCGCTTTTATTCCGCCGTGCTCGGAACTGGCGTTACCGACTTGGTGAGTATCGAAATCGCGGCGCCCGTCGGTGAAGGTTCGCCAACGTGGGGCGACTACATCACCATTAATATAGATGAAGCCCCCATGCTCGTCTCCGATAACGTCACTGTAACCATCATTGAAGCGAGGTCGGGCCGTGGATAACTGGCGCGAAACGCTCCTTTCGCAATACGACAACTCTGAACGGCTGCTGGCGCTCATCGAATCGATGAATGCCGTCATTGCGCCTACGGCGGATATTGCGGCGTTCTATGAGTCCGTCTTTGACCCAGAAACGGCATTCGGATGGGGGCTTGACGTGTGGGGACGCATCGTCGCCATTCCGCGTACGCTTGAAGTAGAGGCGACGGACATCAAGACGTTCGGTTTCTCCGGTTCAAACCTCAGCAACTTTGGGCACGGTCCTTTTGCATATGAGAGCAAATCGAACACGTTCATACTTCAAGATAACGCATATCATCTTTTGATCTGGATGAAAGCAGCTTCGAACATCACCGACGGCAGCCTCCTAGATTTGAACAAGATCGTTCATTGGCTTTTCTCGGATCGCGGTCATATTGCCGTCGTGCATGTCGGAACGATGAAAATACGCTACGTTATCGGCTTCAAGCTCCAGCCATACGAGCGTGCGCTTCTCCTGCGCGATGACGTTCCCCCAAAGCCTGCGGGCGTCGGCTATGACGTCTATCAAGTCATCCCGAAACATACCTTCGGTTTCGCCGGATCCGGCGGTCAGAATTTCAACAACGGCGTTTTTCAGCCGTATGGAGGCCCTGTAGATGCCTATTCCCTCAACGCCTAGCATCATGCCCAACGTCTTGGGATATGCAGCGGATACCGTGCAGATCCCTAAAACGACCCCCACGGGTCAAGGTATTCCCTCTTTCCGAGATCTCTTTCCGTTCATCACGCAGGTCGACCCGGACGCGGGCGGCGTCATGGTTGAACGTTCATGGATGAACGCGCTTTTCAACCTGCTTGGTCAACACGCCTTTTTCCAACAATCCGGATGCGTCTACCCGTGGCAAGATACGCTGAACTATATCACGGGCTCTCATGTCAAAGGTAGTGATGATGTCGAGTACATCGCGTTGCAACCTTCCGGGCCAGATGTGTCCGGCGTGGGAGCAAAAGACCCTGCACAGCAAGCAAACCGCGCGTACTGGGTTTCGCTTGCATCTTTTGTCTCCGGCGACTTTGTTCCAGATTCGCGGCGGGTCATCGCCGGAACGGGGCTCACTGGCGGCGGGCCGCTCTCCGCTGACGTGACTCTCGCGGCGAAGCTGACCGACAGCGTGAGCTCGAGAGATTCGACCACGGCGGCGTCCGCGAAGGCTGTGAAGACGGCCTATGATCTGGCGAACAGCAAGCAGGCAAACCTTGGTTTTACGCCCGTGCAGCAGGGCGGCGGAACCGGGCAAGGAAGCGATAAGATCTACATAGGGTACAGTAAGAGTGGACTGAAGGCGCAGGCGGATGTCCTCGATCTCGGATATATCGTCACGACATCCGCCGGATGTACAAAAGCCCCCAGTGCCGCCAATGCGGATTATGCGACTTCGGCAGGTACATTATATATAGGGTGGCCCTCCACTTGGCACTGGATTGGTCAGGCGGGTCAACCGGAATGGTTGTGGGGAGGTAATGAGGCTACCCGTGGTAGTATGTACGTCTACAACCCCGTCAATTTCAGAGTGAACTATGCGAACAGCGCGGGGACGGCGACAGGCCTCACTTATGCCTTTACAAAAAATAGCTCCCTTGTACTGCCGCCGGGGGGAACGTGGTTTGTTCTGAACTGGTGGGATGGCGATGGTGTCACCGCGAATGGTAACTGGTCAGGTGGTCAAATAGTCGCCGGAGGATCTAGTGTAGGCGTAAGCAATGGGGCGTTTGCCCTGAGGGTTGCATGATCGAAAAAACATACGGACAAATTATCCACCGGGCATCTGATGATTCTTATGTCATCACGAAGAACGGAATGCCCTACCACGTCTATCCCTACGCCGCCGAGTTCGCGGAAGAATGGGACGCCGTGTTCGCCTACGCCGAAGCACACCCGGAGATGGTGACGGAAGAGCAGCCCTACGTCCCGCCCGTGCCGACGACCGAAGAACTCGCGGCTAGCGTACGCGCCGAACGCAACAAACGGCTTGCTCTCACCGATCATCTTGTCATGCCAGACTATCCGCTTGATACGGATAAACTTGAAGAGATCAAGGCATACCGCCAAGCTCTCCGCGACATTCCGCAGCAACCGGGCTTTCCGTGGGGTGGACCTGACGATCCTGCGTGTCCGTGGCCTGTCGAACCGTGATTTGCAAAAATCGTAGGCATGGCTAGACTCTTTAGAAACAAGGAGGAAGGTCATGCCGCTACCCATGCCCGAAGAAGAGGAGCACTTTCGTTGTCCGCACGGTGAACGTGTTCAAGCACTGATGCTGTGTTCTCTGGACTGTGCTGAATCTGGCGCGCATCCAGACAGAAAAGGAAAAGCCCCTTTCGGGGCTACTTCGGTTCGCGGGGTTCGTCGGGAATGGGCACCACCGCCACAAGTTCGTCATCCCATGCTCGCGCGTGCTCCCAACTACACAGATCACTCTCGTTCGTGCATGGAAGCTTGCGGCACAAATACCGCCCATCCCCGTCTATGCCTACGGCGATGCGCGGCACCCAAAATTTCATGCCGGAATCGCGCACAGCCACACTCTCTCCACAAACCGGCATATACTTTGACTCGGACCACGAAGCGGGGGCGTCAGCCGTGCCCGCCACATGACTGTAGAAACCCGGCACCCATGCAGTGTCGTCGCTATCCCGCACCAGTACCCTGTAGAACGGCTTGAAATCAGACATCGTTCTTCTCCTCTTCTCCCACCGGTTCGTGGGGGCGGGGTTCGGGGATGGGGCCAGCCCATTGTCCGCCGAGATCTTGATAGGATACACGGTCAATCTGCATAGCGATATCGACGGTTCCATCTTGGTAGACGTACCGAGGGATGCGGCTATCTTCATCCCTCCACCAATTCCATGCTCCCAATTGTGGATCGCGCGTCCACGTCAGCGCTCGGGGCAGGGCGTTCCATTGCCTGATCGCATATTCCGTATCGACCTTTGGGGAGCAAGGCCCGCACATCCCGCACGCGGGACAGAATCCGTAGGCTCTCGTATCTACTCTCATGACCACATCGGAAGCCCCACACGCCGGGCACGGTAGCAACGTCAGTTCTTCGGGCATGATTCCTCCAGCATTTTTCTGATTGTCATAAGTGAATCATCAACGTAGAGAAGCTCATTGACAGCGGAATCGAGCAAGCATTGATACCGCTCCTGTCTACATCGTTCCTTCATTTCTCTCAGATGTTCGACGATTGCCCCGATTTCCCATTGCCGCTGCTCAAGTCCCGCATCAAGTCCGTTCAGCGCGTGCTCGTTCATCTCCCTTCCTCCACGGCTTTGCGGGCGGCTTCACGCATACACTCCATGCACGAACTATCTTGGCATTTAGACATATCTACATTGCGGGGGCACATTCCAAGCAAATCAACAGCGTTAGTGTATCCGTGTGCCAGCCAATCCGCCTCCCGCTCCAGCCGTTCCAGTTCCCGGCACAACCTGAAAATGACGGCGGACGGCCCCATTTCGTCTAGCGCCTTGGAGTCTCCGAGCATATCGCCAACGGCGGCGGAACGGATGCGGGCGAGTTCTTCGGTGGTGATCATTCTTCCGGCTCCACAAGTACCTTTTCCCAATCCTGTGGTGTCACTGCCCAACAAAGACCTCTTCCCATCACACACGACCCGTTGAAACATCTTTCAGGACATTTTTGTTGTGCCTCAAACGTTTCCCGGCACATATAGGCCCGCGCGATTGCCTCTTTCGAGCACTGCATGATTGATTCAAGCGTGGTTTCGTTCATTGGTCATCTCCTGTTCGAGCATTTTTTCCACTGTACGAATTTTTTCAGCCATTTTCTTTGCCAACTTCCAACGATAGGCACGGATGGCTTCCAACCTTGTTGCATAGACATCTACCCCTTCCATCCTGCTCCAATACTTGCTCCCTGCTTCCCTTTTTCTCTCACCCTCAGCATCAACCATCGCTACAGATGGATAATATTCTCCGTAAGAAACCCACCCTCTAGTGATTTTACCGTGGGGCGTTTCGATGGGCATCGGCTCATCAAAGGAGGGCCATAGGCGAGTTCCTGTCAATCTGATTTCTTCGATTTCAGCCTGAGCCCACTTCGGTAGGTCGTTAAGCGTCTTTGCCATTATCCATCTCCTCTTCAACGGCGATGCGTGCTCTTTTCAGACGGCACCATCTGCACGAAAATGCGCTTCCATCGTCTTCGGTAAAGTATGGACAATCACTAAGGTTAGCGTTTTCGGGAAGAGGACAAGGCTCTTCCAGTGTAAGTTTTGCCGCCACCCTCTCGGCAAACTCGGCGGCGTCGCAATAGTCAGGTTCCTTCATAAGCGCCCTATCCTTAATGGGAAACCCGATATCCCGGCAGATTTTACGAAGCGCCGGACTGCATGTCCTCTTATTCTTAGAGCACCGAAAGCACACATCATCGCGGTGCTCCAGCCACTTCCTTTCCTGTTTTGTCAGCATATTTCACCCCGCGCGTTGTTCAGGCAGACGCGCCCCTGCCAAAACATGTTACAGGGGTTCCATTAGGATATGGATTCATCGGCATCACCCCCTTCCGGGGCCAGTTGCCCAGATCAGCCAAAGAAAGAAGGCGACCCACGCGAGAGTGAGCCGCCTTTCCCATTTCGTCATTCCGCCTTTTCCAATAATGCGGTATGGGGTCGGTAAAACTTTCCTACCCCACCCGTTTTCGAGGGGACGCGGACAATATACGATACGTGATCCCGAGGATATCCAAGGTGGGGTGTCCTTCTCCCATATTTCTCAGCTACCCTCGTAGCATATATCTGAGGATTCCCGCCCGCAGGTATGACTGATTCAACAATGCCCTTTTTTTCTTTCCAAAACCCATTTGCGGCAGAAGCCCACTGTACCGTATCGCCAACTTTGAAATTTTCCATATCGATCCCGCGTGCTTCGTATGCGCGGCCCACGGTTGAGAGATGGATTACTCGCTGGCGTCAACCGGATAGAGGCCGATGACGGTTTCCGTGAACGCCTTTCCTTCGGTGTCTTCGCAGCCGCATTCGGTGGACTGTGGGTCAATGTCGAACATGCCCGCTCCTTCGCTTCCGTCCAGCGTGATGCAGACATCCTGCTCAGGATCAAAGGCTTCAAGCTTCTCGATCAGTTCTCCGATGGTCATGTTGAATCCTTGGGTTAGAGTTTGGGGTATGAAAAGCCCCGCCGGGGAGGGCGGGGCGTGGGGTGCTTCAATATTGAGGTAACTGTCCGATCTTTTGGAGATAGTTATATCGAGAGCAAACAGTATGCAGATCGTGTGCGGGAATATACGCTGCACATCCTTCGCGTTTTTCTCCGGTTGCTTTCAACGGACAATCTGCGAAATATGTACCTTCACCATCGCAGTGTTCGCAACTTGTGCACTTCCCGATAATACTGTCGATCTCGTATCCGTGTAGGTCTTCAAAGTTACATACAAATTCTTCCACAGAAGCATTGTCTTTACAGTCATCAAGGCATCTTTCAGCTTGCTGATATGTAGGATACTCTTTATGACATATCGGACAAACATATTTTTTTACTTTCATACTTTCTCCGCAATCCTCAGCTTGCTTGCCGGGACCGTCCATTTCCCCTCGTAGCCGTACACGGTGACGTACATAGCCTTGCGTCCCTTCCCGAAATCACGGAGATACGGGGCACAGGATGCCGTCACGGTGACGGTTTGACGTTCGCCGCCTACCTTGGCTCGGTATAGAAAACGGCGTCCCGGAATTATCGATGCCAAATCAGGACATTTTAGTCTGATGTCTGGGAGGGCGTCGGTGTCGGGCATGGCGTTACTCCGTTGAACTCTTTCAATGTTCCGTCGCTCCATATAACTCTGTGAGTGTTGTTCTCAGAGTCTACAATGACGAACACGATATCCTTCTTCTGCTTCTCTGAAAGTATCCCGCTCATCTCACCAGACCTATACGCAAGATGCATACAGAAAAAAAACATGATGAGCGCGTAAACCATCCCCATAAATTTTGAGTTCATGAATCTTGTAAATCCGTTACCCACAGTTCACCGCCTCCCGCAGTTCCTTTCCCGGCCTGAACTTCACGGCCTTGTGCGCGGGGATGGGGATGCTTTCCCCGGTGCGCGGATTGCGGCCTTGACGTTCGGGCACGTCCACGACTTCGAACACGCCGAAGCCCTGAATTTTCAGGAAGCCGTGTTCAACGATAGCCCGTTGGAGCGTATCTAATACCTGATTGACGACACGTTCGGTCATCATGATCGAGTTCATGGTGCCCATGGTGTCTGAATTTCGAAGCATCCTGACAAATTCGGATCTGTTCATGGCGTTACCTCAAAAGAAAGGCCCGGTGGTGAGCCGGGCCGGGGTGGTTATTCTGCCCACGCGGGGCATTGGGCGTGCTGGTCACATTCGGAACACTTCAAGTCGTTCACCTGCTTTTCAGTTTTCGGACAGGTGATCAGATTGACGGCGGGGGCGGGCTGAGCTTCCGGCTGCGCGGGTACTTCCGATTCAGAGCTATCGGAGTCCACAATGTCGGTATCAACCACGTCCCCAAACGAGCCGATGTCCTTGATGCTCTTCATGTCAGCATCCATGGCCTGCTGCATTTCAACGGACATGACGCCCCACTTGCTGATGAGCTGGCGGATCATGGTTTTGAAGGCCATAGCGTCGAAGTCCTTGCTCCAGAACGAGTTGTTCCATCCCTTGTTCAGGTCATTCTTGTAGGCCTTCGAGTAGCGCAGGGCGTGCGCCTGCATCTTTTCCTTGCTCCAGTACAGGCACTTCCGAAATCCGTTCAGGTACTCGAACATGGCGTAATAGCCGGTGGTTGGCGTCTCTTCCCGGAGGGCGTCATCCTGAATAAGGTCGATTTCCAGCTCTTCATTCAGCGGGTCAAAGAACTTAAGTTCTCCCTCCTTGACGGCAATGACGTTTAGTTTGCGGTAGTTTCCGGAACGGATGGCAAGCTGGACATAGCCCTTGTAGCCAAGTTGGAACGTCGCCATGTTTCTGTTGTTTTTGTTGTCTCGGTAGGAGACTACCCATGCCTGCCCAAGTTGGCGGTTGAGCGAAAGGTTCAGACTCTGGGCTTGCAATGCGGAGGCGATCAGACTCATTGGTTCACAGTCTCTGAGCGCAACATCCTGATTCATAAGGCTGATCAGGCTGGTTACGAAATCATCGGCCTTCTTGCCTACAAGAACGGTGGAAATCTTGGAGCGCACCAGCTCGGCGAAACTCTTTTTTTGTTCCTGAGCCGGGGGCATGGGGCGGGTGAGATCAAGCTGTGACATGGTATTGGCCTTATGCCGCCCACTTGGGCAGACTGATGGTTAAAATGTCTCTGGTGTAGCAGGGAAAGGTTCCCGAGTTCAGGCAACGCTTGAGGCTTTCGACAGCGGACAGACACTCGGATAGCCCCTTTTGCAGGGCATCCTCGTCGAGCTGGCACATGGTGACGAGGTGCGGGAATGTTTTTTCGACAAAGATGAAGATGAACGCCTCGCAGGGTTGGCCTATGGCTTTCATCCCATCGAGATACCAAGCGGCCTGCCGATGGTAGCCGTATTTCGCGATGGTGCGCTGGATGGCCTCTGGGTTCGCGCTCTCCGTGGTTTTGAGGTCGGCACAGAAGCGTTGCCCGAAAACGGTAGAAACGATGTCCGGCTTGGCCTTGCATTCGATGCCGTCGCGCATCCAGTAAATGGGCTGTTCCGCAGTGTAGTGCCTAAAAAGGCACTTGGCCTGTGGGTGCTCCCGGACTGCCTCGGACATGAGCAGGGCCTTTTCGTAGTCCTCCTGCTTGACGATGGTCACAGTGTCCGGGATGCCTTTTTTCCACTCCCGTCCTGCCTTCGTGGAGAGATTGATGTCGGTGACGGCGAACTCGTTGGCGAACAGCTCAGGTTGAAGGCAGAGAAGATGGAACATACTGCCGAAGGAAAGGGCCTTGGATTCCTGCTCGTCGTCCACGCCCTCCAACCACGCTTTGTAAAGAGCAGGACATTCAAGCAACAGGTCGATGGCACTTTTGGAAAGAGCTTTGTTGGAGAAGTATGCTGCGTCAGCCTTATTCATCGCATGGCCTCCATCCCGTACAAGATCTGTGGAAGAATGCAGATCCCAAGCATGACCGACATAAAGATGATGACCGCAGCAACTCTAGCCCGGTCAACCTTTTTAGGCCGTTCCAAAGATACCTTGGCGTGCTTCATGTAGACGTTGGAAATCATGCCGCCGCCCTCCGTGCCATGATTTTGAGGTAGTTAGCCTTTGCCAGAAACGATCGTGCGGCGTTCTCGCACGCCGTGACCAGCGTCTCGGCGGTGTAGTATTCCGCGCAGGACGAGCAGATCCAGAAGTCGCGGTGCCTTCTGAGCCTCACGGCCTTGTCGTACTTGAGCTTGCAGTGCGGGCAGAA